AGGAGAAAGGTTTTTTGCCGTCGTTTTCAACAAAAAGGGAACCGTCAAGATGGCAAAACTATCACAAACTGATCAGAACACTCAGGCAATCAGAGAAATCCGAACAGATATCAAGATCATCAAAGAGAATCATTTAAAACATATCGAGAAGGATATGGAAAAGCAAACCAAAATAATTGATAAGCTAGACAATCGCCTATGGTGGGTGCTAGGATTATTGATAGCCAGCACCGTAGCTGGTATGCTAGGGGAGTATATGTTATAATGAAACATTCAAGTATGAAAAGAAAATCAACTCGTCGTGGTGGCAAGAAAAAGGACGATGATAAAAAGAAAAAATCAAGATCAAGACGTAGAGGTTAATTGGCTCCGATATTATGAGTCAATCTCTGAGGTTTGTCCATGGAGTCTTGGTTACTATAAACAGGGTCGTATTGATCACGTAGATTTATCGGCCACAGTTGGGCGTCAGCCCTTAAATGACGATCTAATTGCTCGTGTTTATTATAGCACAGATTGGACAAACAGTCAACTAGAACAGATGGCTGATGCCTACAACGAACTATATCCGGAAGAAGAGTGGTTGTGGAGTTCGCCGTCTTTCAAAGGTTACAGCACACCAGTGCCGGCCTTAATACAACAAGATAGAGCCATTCTAGAAGAGGCTCGCAACAAGAAAAGGAAATAACGTTATGCCAGTATCAGCAGGAATGAGAGTCACAACACTTCCAACAGGATTAGAACTCGCATCAGGAACAATAGACAAATTAGAACTAAAAGGAACATCAGGTATCAACCCAACAGTAGGTGCTACATTAGAAACAATATGCACACAGGGTGGTATCCGTAATTTATTATCAAGTGCAGAACAATTGAAGATCAAATCAAGCTCAGCCAACGACACGAACTCTGGTTCAGGTCATGCAAGGAGAGTCAAGATACAAGGTCTTGATGGTTCAGGCGCAGAAGTAGAAGAAAGAGTAGAATTAAATGGAACAGCGGCAGTAACCACAACAAACAGTTACCGTCATGTCAATAACATATTCGTGGACAAAGTAGGTTCAGGTAACTATGTGAACACTGGTGTCATATCAGTGAACAACAATGCAGATGATACAACTCTGTATGAGATTGCGGCCCTGGAAGGTCAACAACAATCAAGTTCATTTGCCATAGCGGCAGGTAAAACAGGTTATCTAACAACATTCATGTTTAGTGCATCAGGAGCGGCCCAGGTTTCGATCTGGTTAAACAAGGCACCAGATGGATCAAACGTGTTCAGACAACAGTTAACAACGATCGTGGGTGAAGGTCAGGGTGTGACATACAACCTACCAAATCCATTCCCAATCCCATCAGGTGGAATCATTGAGGTCCGTGCCAAGAGATTGGGCTCATCAGATGTGGCTGTGGCGGCAGACTTCCAGATTATTTTAGAGTCAGACTAATGCCATACAGACCAAACTCTGATATGCGTTCAAACGCGAAGAGAGCTTTAGAGTTCCGTAAGACCCTACCACCGTCTCGCAAGTTCGGGACACCGGTAGGGCTGGCTCGTGCTCGTGACATTGCCAACAACGTGGCATTAAGCCAAGATACTATACTGAGAATGAGAAGTTACTTGGCACGAGCGAGAGATAGTCATGATATGTATCTAGGAGAGCCAGATCCTGAGAAACGTGGTAGTGGATACTGGTCCTATCTGTTATGGGGCGGTGTATCAGCCATAGCTTGGGTTGAAGATAAGATACGAAAGTATCGCAAGGCAGGAGAATTATAATGAAAAACATCATAAAGAATGTATGGTATTTCATCAAAACTGAGATACCTGAACTGATGTCAAATTGGAGATTGATTCCAAGACTATTGATGGCGTTATACACATACGCTTTCTATACGGTAACACAATGGTTTATGGCTATGCCAGACCCAACCACAGCACAAGCAGGTTTTGTAGCCACCATAGTGGGTGCAGGTGCAGGCTTTTTTGGCTTGTATGTGGGCTCAGGTAAAATCGCAAAATCACAAGACAAATAAATAACACTAACCCCCTTATAACAATAAGGTAAATTGGCTACAAAGGAAACAAAATGCAATTTACAGTAAAACAAGGGATGAATCAGGACATCCTAAAATCTTATCCTGATAATTACTTCGACAGTATCGTCACCGACCCACCATATGGTATAGAGTTCTTAGGTAAAGATTGGGACACTAATACAGGTGCAATAGAGACTTGGAAAGAGTGCTACAGAGTGCTCAAACCAGGTGGACATCTATTGGCTTTCAGTGCGGCAAGAACATATCATCATTTGGCTACAAACATAGAGAACTGTGGTTTTGAGATCAGAGATCAATTGATGTGGATATATGCTTCAGGCTTCCCCAAAGCACAAGACATAGGTAAATCAATACAAAAGAGACAGGGTGTAGAAAAGTCTAAACCACAAGATGGTGTAAACGCCTTTAAAAAAGATGGTGGAATGAGTTTTGGCCACAACAGTGAGTTTGGTGATAAGAAAGATGAAGTTATCCCCACAAGCCCTGAAGCACAACAATGGGCAGGTTGGAAGACAGCTCTAAAGCCAGGACATGAACCCATTGTAATGGCCCGTAAACCTTTCAAAGGAAGTGCTATAGATAATGTGTTAGCACACGGAACAGGTGCTCTTAATATAGATGCAACAAGGATAGCAACAGATAATGAACAAGGTAGATTTCCAAGTAATGTTATGGGTGAGATCCCAGACTATCAGAAATACTTCTACTGTCCAAAAGTAAGCAGAGCAGAAAGACATTGTGGTTTTGAAAGTGTTTCTGATAGAGTGTGTGGCCCGGGTGGTGATGATTATATTGCAGAAAATGAAAACTATTTACTGAGAAAAAACAAAGGTAGTTTAGATCATATAGCAACAGATTCTGATGGAATGTTAGACAAAGGTGTATTGTATCAACATACCAAAGGTGGTAGTTTAGATCATATACCAACCGGCAACAACATAGGTGATGGTGTATATGCACCAGGCACACCGGGTAATAAAAACAACGCAGTAGGTAAAATACAAACAGGGCTAACAGATAAGAATGGTAATGTGCAAACATTCACAAGTGATCCTGCTACACACAATTTAGGAAATAACCATCCTACAGTAAAACCAGTAGCATTGATGCGTTATCTTATACAGTTGGTAACACCCAAAGGTGGTCGTGTGTTAGATCCTTTCACTGGTAGCGGAAGCACAGGAATGGCGGCTGTAGAGGCGGATATGTGCTTTACAGGGTGTGAATTAGACCCTAACTATGTAGCAATAGCTAACAAAAGAATACAGGCTTGGTATACAAGAACACAGCCTAATAGTATTTTTAAGGAACTGTTTGATGCCTCTAACTAAACCACAACAAAAGGTATTTGATAGCGAGAAAAGATTCAGAGTATGTGCGTCAGGTAGACGTGGTGGTAAAACCTATTTGGCTATGTGGGAGATAGCAAAGTTTGCTCGTCATCCCAACAGAAGAATATTGTATATAGCACCTAGTTATAGACAAGCTAAAAGTATCATATTTGAAGATCTAAAGAAGCGTCTCATAGACAGGAGATGGTTAAAAAAAGTAAACGAGAGCGAGCTCTCGTTTTTGTTGGTTAATAATACTAAAATAGAGCTCCGTTCAGCTGACGCGGCTGACAACATTAGGGGGATATCCTGTCATTTTGCAGTTCTAGACGAAGGTGCTTTCTTTCAAAATGGTGCTAGTGTATGGACAGATGTTATAAGGCCAACACTATCAGATACAAATGGACACGCATTGTTTATATCAACTCCACAAGGCATAGGTAATTGGTTCTATGATTTATATCAACAGGCCAAAGTAAGTGCAGATTGGGAGAGCTTTACTTGGACCAGTTTAGAAGGTGGCCAAATCAGCAGAGAAGAGATAGAAGCCGCTAAAAGAGATTTAGATACTAAAACATTTAAACAAGAATATGAAGCAAGTTTTGAAACATCAGGTAATCTAATATACTATGCATTTGATGCTGAAGCAAATACTGCAAAGTATAAAGGTGATATACCACCACTACTACACGTTGGACTTGACCTTAACGTAAGTAAAATGACTGCTCCTATAGCAATCAAAACACAATATGGTCTATATGTTATAGATGAACTAGTGCTACACAATACCAATACAGATGAAATGGCACAAGCTCTAAAAGAAAGATATCCTGATGCTAGATTTGTGATTTATCCTGATCCCTCAGGCTCAGCCAGAAAAACGGTGGCCAATAGTAAGACAGATCACACCATACTGGAACAATGGGGATTCACTGTTAAGAGCAGGCGAAGCCACCCTCAAGTAAAAGATAGAATCAATACTGTTAATAGACTGTTGTGTAATGCACAAGATGAACGTAACTTGCTTATAGATCCTAAATGTAAGACTGTTATAGAAGCACTACTAAAACATCAATACAAACCAGATACTGCTATACCTGAGAAGGATGCAGTAAAAGGTTATGATGGTGTAAATGATAGTTTGGGTTATATGGTAGAATACCTATATCCACTACGTAAGATTGAACCAGAACCTAGAACAATTAGGCAATGGGGTCATTTATAATAGCGAAAAAGTCTGAATGTTTGGAATCTCTCCAGGGTTGGTCTTTCTTGTCCCTGATTACATATCCAAATTGTTCCAGTCTCTCACACACTTCTTGGTCAATATCATAGCCTAATCTTTTAGACAGATGTGGCTTGTATTCAAAAAGAATCACTGGTGTGTGACGCTTGATGGTCTCCCAAGCACCTGATATTACCGCTGGTTCCATACCTTCTACATCAATCTTGATGAAATCAACCTCATCAAAATCATATGAATCCACAGTGAGTTGTTCTACCCTCTGATCACCCTTGTGGTGGCGACTTGAAGCGAAACTGTTGTTGGCACGATACTTCATTGTGATTGTTTCTTCCTTATCACCAATGGCCTTCTGATGTGTCTGTATGTTAGTCAATTGGTTTTTG